AAAAAAGAAAAAATAGATGGAAAGATATAAAGGCGCATATCCGGTACGTGATGTTGAACAAGTTCGTTTAATTGAAGGCCAAGCGTTTAGCACAGGTTTAGTCGCTGACTTTGCTAGCCCAGTTATAGATGGTGCTAGTATTGATATAGCAATTGCTTTTCCTCAAGGTATTGATCCTGTATTTACTATTACTGGCTTATCTAATGGAAATGCAGTGGGTTATTTATATGAAGGTGCTAGTGTAACAGGCGGTACATCATTACCTATTATCAATCGTAATCGTGCTAGCACAATTAGTAGTACGGGGGTAGCACTAGCTAATCCAACAGTAAATAGTTTAGGTACTGTGGTGTTGCAAGAAATATTAACCGCGGGTGTAGGTAAAAAAGGTGGAGGAAATCAAGTCGGTGGTAACAACATTATACTTAAAGGACTAACCACTTACCTATTTAGATTAACAAATGCAGACGGAAACAATAACGCTCATGCAATGGAAATTATATTAAGTTGGACTGAATAATGGTTGCTAAAAAATATCAAAACCCTACAGGTGGACTTAATGAAAAAGGACGTAAACATTTTGAAAACAAAGATGGTGGAGATCTTAAGCCACCACAAAAATCTGGGACTGATGGTCGTCGTGTCAGTTTTGCTGCACGCTTTAGTGGGATGGATGGCCCGTTAAGAGATGAGAAAGGTAGACCAACTCGATTAAAACTTGCATTGGAGAAGTGGGGATTTAAAGACAAAACACAAGCAAGAGCATTTGCTAACAAAAATAAAAAGGCATAACTATGGTTGATATGATGAGATTAAGTGCAGAGGATGTTTTAAAGAGACATGACAAAGCATTAACAAGAAAAGAAAACTTTAGAAACTTGTATGAAGAGGCTTATGAGTTTGCGTTACCTCAACGTAACTTATATGACGGTCATTACGATGGTAAAGTAGGCGGTACTAAAAAGATGAACCGCGTGTTTGATTCTACTGCAATTAACTCTACACAGCGTTTTGCTAACCGTATGCAATCAGGTATCTTTCCTCCACAACGTAAATGGTGCAGACTAGAACCAGGATCAGACATTCCTCAAGATAGACAAGCTGATGCACAAGCTGCATTAGATATGTACAACGATAAACTATTTGATACATTAAAACAATCTAACTTTGATGTAGCGATTGGTGAGTTCTTGCTTGACTTATCTGTAGGTACGGCAGTTATGATGGTTCAACCTGGAGATGATATTACTCCAGTAAACTTTATTCCGGTGCCACAATACTTAGTATCTTTGGAAGAAGGTGCCAATGGTCAAGTCGATAATGTCTATAGACGTATACGCATGAAGGGTGAAGCAATACAACGTCAATGGCCTGATGCTAAGATTGAAGGTGACTTACAGAAAAAGATTGATGACAAACCCACTGATGATGTAGAGCTGATTGAGGCAACTGTGTTTGATCAGAAACGTGGTGATTATTGTTACCATCTGATTCACAAAGAATCTAAAGCAGAACTTGTATATAGACGTATGGCATATAGCCCATGGGTTGTATCACGTTATGCAAAAGTAGCGGGTGAGATCTATGGTCGCGGTCCATTGATTACTGCATTACCTGATATTAAAACATTAAATAAAACATTAGAACTGGTATTAAAGAATGCATCACTCTCTATCTCTGGTGTGTATACAGCAGCAGATGACGGTGTTTTGAATCCTAACACAGTGAAGATTATGCCAGGTGCAATTATTCCTGTAGCACGTAACGGTGGTCCACAAGGTGAATCATTAAGACCATTACCACGTGCCGGTGACTTCAACGTATCTAATATCGTGATGAATGATCTACGTATGAACATTAAACGTATCTTACTTGATGAATCATTACCACCAGATAACATGTCAGCTCGATCAGCGACAGAAGTTGTTGAAAGAATGAAAGAGCTGTCACAAAACTTAGGTTCTGCATTTGGTCGACTCATTAATGAAACAATGATTCCGTTAGTCTCTAAAATGCTACAAGTGATGGATGACCGTGGTATCATTAACCTACCATTAAAAGTAAATGGATTAGAAGTTAAGATTGCACCAGTGGCTCCATTAGCTATGGCACAGAATATGGATGATGTACAAAACATATTACAGTATGCACAGATTGCACAAGGTGCTGGTCCAGAAGGCGCAATGAGTATTAAGATAGATGAAATGATGGATTACATTGCAGAAAAGCTTGGTGTTCCACAGCGATTAAGACCAACACCAACTGAGCGTGCAGTGATGAAACAACAAGCAGCACAGATGGCACAAGCAGCACAACAGCAAGAAATGGCCATGATGCAACAACCACAGGAACAATAGATGGGCAAAATTCAATTAAATGAATCTTATTTTAGAAATGAAGGAAAAAGACCATTAATAGATGAATATCATACTATGGTTCCAAAATCTATGAGTGGTTTTTTAGGTGCTGTTAAGTCTAACACAGGTAGAACAATGACAGAGTTTTCTGTTGATGTTGAAGTAAAACAGCCTGATGGTTCAGTTAAAGAAATGCGTGTACCTTCTCTAGTTCCTGGACTTACACAAAATGATATAAATTTATTAGCTAAAGATGAAGAGTTAATGGATAGTCCAGAAAATGTGCGTATGGCTTTTAGAGAAAGGAATAAAGATAAGTTTAATAAAATCTTTAACCTTGCTTCAAAACATGCTGAAAAAAGATTAAAACAAAATAAGAGTGTGTTTTATCAAGATGATGAGCCTACATCTAAGGTTATAAAGAATAATGATAAACGGCCATTACTGAATAAATATAATACAGGAGAATAATTTGGCTGGATGGGAAGATTTACAAGAGCCAATACCATTAGAAATTGGTGAGGCTAATCAAAAACGAGACGACTTAGATCGTCTTTGTCTACGTGTCCTAGGGGGTGAGGACGGGGAGAAACTAATGAAATGGCTGCGTGATGCAGTCATTGAGCAACCCGTTGCTTTGCCGGGTAGCGATCCAAGCTACGCGTTTTATCGAGAAGGACAAAACAGTATAGTCAAGGACTTAGAAGCAAGGCTAATTAGAGCAAGGAAATTATAATGGAAGAAACACTCGAGCCTAGTGTAGAAACTCAAGAAGAAAGCACTGGCCTACTCGATGGAGCAAGTCCAGAAGTCGAAGAAGCTGATGCTGAGAATCCACAAAAAGTAGAAATAGATCATCGTGATCCTGAAGAAGTAAAAGCAAAAGAAGAGTTTGCTGTTAGTAAAGAGGATGGTGATGATGACCCTTTAGAGCGACCAGACTGGTGGCCTGAAAACTTCTGGAAGTCAGATGAAGACGCACCAGATCTTGAAGGCATTGCTAAGTCATGGATGGACCTACGCAAGCAAATTTCACAAGGTAAACATAAAGCACCGGCAGATGGTAACTATGATTTATCTGCATTTGGTGAAACTCCAGAAGATGATCCATTACGTAGTCATGTAGTGAATTGGGCAGCGAAGTATGGCGTAAGTCAATCTGCACTAGATGATCTTGTTGGTGAAGTTGTTGAGATGAATATGCTTGGCGCTGAAACACAGCAAGTTAATCTTGAAGAAGAACGTAAGATGCTAGGCCCTAACGCTGATGCTAGAATCAATGGTATTGTTAAATGGGCATCTAGTTTAGTTAACAAAGGTGTTTGGGGTAAAGATGACTTTGACGAGTTTAAGGTCATGGGTGGTACTGCTAAAGGTATTGCTGCATTAGAAAAACTCAGAGCATCTTATGAAGGTCGTGTACCGGTTGAAACAACTCCGGTAGAAGGCGCGCCATCGAAAGATGAGCTATATCAAATGGTAGCGGATCCGAGATACAATACTGATCCATCCTACCGTCAAAAAGTCGAAAGAGCATTTGCTCAAAACTTTGGCTAAAAATCGCTTGACAATAGGCTTTATTCCCCTGTAAAATCGGGAATGAGGCCTATTACATATTCATTGTAACCCTTAAACGCAAGTAATCTTGACGACTGGCTATCGTAAATAGCAAGCACGGCCCAGATTTCTCTGGCATACCACAGCGATTAATACACAATTTTATTAATTACTATAAGGAGTCAATAATGGCTATTGGTTTATCTAATGCTTTTGTTACCTTATTTGATGCCGAAGTTAAACAGGCTTATCAAGCTAAAGCAGAGCTTGTTGGTGCCGTAAGACAGAGACGAGGCGTTGAAGGTTCAACAGCAAAATTCCCTAAAGTGGGCAAAGGTGTGGCTACATTACGTATTCCACAAACAGACGTAACACCATTAAATGTGGATTTTTCACAAGTTACAGCAACAATGCAAGATTGGAATGCAGCAGAATATTCTGACATCTTCATGCAACAAAAAGTTAACTTTGACGAAAGACAAGAATTAGTACAAGTAGTTGCTAATGCTATCGGTCGTCGTCAAGATCAGTTAATCATTGATGCACTTGAAGGTTCCGGTACTTCATTAACTGTTGCTAACGACATTGGTGGTACTGACACAAACTTAAACGTAGCTAAACTACGTGAAGCTAAAAAACTATTAGACAAAGGTAACGTACCTCCACAAGATCGTCACGTTGTCTTACACGCTAATAACTTAGCTGCATTACTCAGCGAAACAGAAGTAACATCTTCTGACTTCAACACTGTTAAAGCTTTAGTATCTGGTGAAATCAATACATACTTAGGTTTCACATTCCACGTACTTGGCGACAGAACTGAAGGTGGTTTAACTGTTGATGGTTCTTTAGACAGAACTGTTTTAGCATTCCATAAAGATGCTATCGGTTATGCTGAAGGCATGGGTCCTAAAAGTGAAATCAACTACGTTCCAGAAAAAACTTCATTCTTAGTGAATGCTATGTTCTCTGCTGGTGCTGTAGCGATTGACGCTGAAGGTATTGTTAACCTCACATGTCGTGAATCATAAGGAGATAAATAATGGCTTATAATAAAGACAATTTACAACCTATTGGTGGTCAAGCCAAAGCTGGTAATGCTCCACAGATGTGGTCATATACCGCTCCTGGAACTGACACACTTGCTGATATCAATACAGCTGGTTATTTCAATGACGCACACTCAGTATTAAAAGTGGGCGACTTAGTATACTTATGGGACTCATCTGTTCCTACAGCATCTTTAGTCGTTGTACTTTCTAATGCTTCTGGTGTTGTTGACGTATCAGATGGTACAGCATTATCAGTCGCAGACGCTGACTAAGTTGTTTATCGCAGATCAGGTAGGTACTTCGGTGCCTACCTATTTGCACATTTAAAGGAAACAAAATGGCTACAGGTGATACCGATATTAAAATATGTTCCGATGCATTATTAATGCTTGGGGCCAATCCAATATCATCATTTACAGAAGGCACAGACGAATCTAACATTTGTGACCGGCTGTATCCAGACATTAAGATCCGTACATTAACGATGTATGACTGGTCATTTTCATTTAAAAAAGTTCAATTAGCAAGATTGGTGACGACACCAACAAATGAATACAAATACGAATACCAACTACCCTCTGACATTATCGGCAGACCGAATGCTGTATATGACTCGAGTGATGTAGGCGCTTACCCTCGTAGGGAGTATAGATTAATAGGCGATAAGTTATTAACAGATTATGAAAAAGTATATATAGATTATCAATACAATGTTCCTGAATATGCATTGCCACATTATTTTGTTCAGTTATTAAAGTATGAAATGGCATGGCATCTTGCATTACCAATTACAGATCAAGCCGATAAATCAGAATATTGGCGTGTTATTGCAGAAGGTACTCCAGGAGAAAATGGTCGTGGAGGTTATATGCGACAAGCAATGAATATTGATGGTCAAGGTAATCCAACAAATGCAATACAAGATTTCTCATTAATTAATGTGAGGTATTAATGGCTCGGTTTGTTGACATACAAACGAACTTCACTAGTGGTGAGCTTGACCCGCTTGTGCGTTCTCGTATTGATCTTGATGCTTATAAAAATGGATTAGAAACAGCCAAGAATGTAATCTGCCAACCACAAGGTGGAGTTCATCGTCGACCAGGTACTAAATTCTTAACAGAGCTTGGCGGCAGTCCAGAAAATGGCGTACGTCTTGTACACTTTGAATTCTCAGTTACTGATAGTTATATGTTGGCTTTTACCAACAATCGTATGTATGTATTTAAGAATAAAGTACTACAAACAAACATCAATGGTTCCGGCAACAATTATCTAACAACAACCGTCACTAGCGCTTATTTAGACTCAATGTGTTTTACTCAATCAGCAGATACGCTTATTCTTGTGCAAGAGGATATGCTGCCAAAAAGAATTACACGTACAAGTGATACGAGCTGGGCAATTGCAGATATTTCTTTTGACTCTATTCCACAACACGCATTTACATTAACTACGTCTAATCCAGCTGCAACATTAACACCATCTGATGTGTCTGGTAAAATTACGTTAACTGCATCAGCCGGTGTATTTAACTCAGGACATGTTGGACAATATATTAATGCAGAACCACAAGGTCGAGCAAGAATAGTTAAATATGTTAGCTCTACAGTTGTAAATGTAGTAACTGAATTTCCATTCTTTGACACCACAGCAACTGCATCAGGTCAATGGGAACTTGAAACAGGATATGAAGACGTTTGGTCAGCAACAAAAGGATGGCCACGCACAGTGACATTCCATCAAGGACGTTTATTCTTTGGCGGATCGAAATCAAGACCATCAACGATCTGGGGATCTAAGGTAGGTTTATTCTTTGACTTTGAACCGGTGGAAGGATTAGATGATGATGCTGTTGAGGCTACTCTCGATACTAATACTTTTAACGCTATCATTGATATGATTTCTGGTCGTGACTTACAGATCTTTACATCAGGTGGTGAGTTTGCTGTTATTCAAGAAGGTTTAACGCCTATTACACCAACAAGTTTCTTTTTATCTACTACATCACGTAACGGCACCAAAGAAGGTGTACGTGTTAAACAGCTAGAATCTGGCGTGTTATTTATACAACGACAAGGTAAACAGTTAGCTGAGA